ATGATTCTGTAGCAAAGTTTGGATTAATTTCTTGGCTTCAATATTTTAAGATTGTTACTCCTAAACGCAAGTATTATAAAAATACTTGTCAATGGGTTTATAAAGGCGCAGAATGTCAGTATCCAGGACCTGGCGGGGGAACTATCCCTGGGACTACTCTTTCGGCTAATGCTAATCCTATTGCCGCAAACAATCAGATAGCAGCAACTACTGATGGTGATATTTGTGGTAAATCTATCCTCTCTTGCCAACTTCGCAACAACCAACAACATTTTGGAGGCTTTCCTGGCACAGGTAGAACAGTTCCTAAATCCTAAATCAACTTTCTGTGTACTTCCTTGGATGCATCAATACGCACACTCAGACGGTAATTTTTCTGTGTGTTGCTTCTCTATTTATCAAGATGAAAAAAATGCTTTTGATAAAGGCATGTCTCCTCTTGAGTCTTTTAATTCCCCAACTATGAAGTCTGTACGAAAACAAATGATGAATGGTGAAAAACCAAGTCAATGTAAAGTTTGTTGGGATAATGAGAAGTTTGGAATTGATAGTCATCGTCACAGAATGAATGTCAGATACGAACAATATGCTAGACTTGTAGAAAAAACAAAAGAGGACGGACATTTGTCTTCTGTTCCTGTATACTTAGATTTTCGCTTCGGTAACTTATGTAATTTTAAGTGTAGAATGTGTGGTATTGAAGCTTCTTCGACTTGGGCTAAAGAAGCTAAAGAGTTTGGGTATGTTAACATAGATACTCCTAATTCTATCGATCACTGGACCGACAATAATAAAATGTGGGACGATATGGAAACTATCGGGAAACACACTAAGGTAATTTATTTTGCTGGTGGAGAACCGTTTGTACAAAAAGGTCATTATCGGTTATTAGAATTTTTAGCTGATAGAGGTTACTCAAAAAATATTCATTTACAATATAATACTAATTTATCTTATGATGGAAATTTTCTATCATATGAAATTGAAGATTTATGGAAAAAGTTTGATAAGGTTGAATTATGGCCAAGTATTGAAGGATTTGGAGCAAAAGCTGAGTATGGTCGTACTGGTTTAAACTGGGAGTTATTTCAAGAAAACGCAAAACGTTTTAATGAGTATATTACTACATTCTCTATTACTAGTAATATATTTAGTATTACGAGTCAGATTGAACTTATAAAATGGATAAAAGCACAAAATAAAAACTTCTTTATTACGAATCTTATAAATCCTTTTTACTTATCTACCACTGTCCTAAGCTCTGAAGTTAAAAAACAGATTACTAAACAGTATAAAGAAGCACTAAACGATAAAGACTTTTTAAAGCTCTTAGATAGACATAACGTACTCAATATCGTTGATACATTAAAACACACTAATTCAAAAGATGATTCTCACTTAGCTCCTAGATTCAAAGAGTACATGAATAATGGTGATAAGTTCAATAGAACTAGTTTTATTGACACCTTTCCTGAGTACAAAGAATGGTTCAACAATATTTAGGTCTTCAACACACCTATGGTACAATAGATTGTATTGAGTTAATCCGCTTATTTTATAAAAATGAACTAAACATTAATTTTTCTCTTCCTACTTACCCTAAATCAAGAGAGTGGATGAAGCATTTTTCTACTAAAAGTGTAGATGGATGGGCTTTAACTTGTGCTCAAAAAGTTCAATTGACAGAGGCCCAAAACTATGATGTAATAGCATTTAAGTCAACTAAATCAGAGTTAATTACACATTTTGGTTTGTTTTTAAAACCAACTCAGATGCTACACATAGAAGAGGGAGGGGTCTCGCGTGTAGAAACTCTATCAGCATATTGGATAGAGCGTATACATTCCTTGTACAGACATGAATCAATGGTATGATTCTTATATTGGTTTTCCATATAAACATCTAGGAAGTGATCCAGAAACAGGAATCGATTGTTTCAACTTATGTAAATTAGTTTTTGAAAAAGAACTAAACATTTTCTTACCTTACTCCACCCACGACTTTTGTAATATTGTAGACGAAGATTGGTATCAGAAAACCCATGACAGGTTATTTGATAACTTTAATAATAAAGCATTAGGCTGGGAAAAAGTTTTTATCCCCAAAAAATATGATATTATACTAATGAGTCTCGGATCAACTCATATAACGAATCATTGTGCTTTGTACGTAGAACCAGGCAAGATTCTTCAAACCATGATTGATCGTAAGAGCTGGGTCGCACCCTATGGTAAGTATTATCAACAATATACAACAGGTATTTATAGATGGAAAGATTTGAAAAACTAAAAGAAAAAATGAACAAACATGCTATGGACGATTATCCTAGAGAGTGTGTAGGTATTATAACAAACAGTTTTGATTATATTCCTTGTAATAATATTAGTGAATGTCCCACAACAACTTTCTTTTTAGACCCAGCTGATTTAGTGAAAAATGATGGTAACATTTGGGGAATTTTTCACTCCCATCCTGGACAAGATAACCCGATTCCAAGTCGAGAAGATAAAATTAGTGCTGCTTTCAATGAGTATAAATTTTTAGTTGGCTTTAATAATAAATTCTATTTATACTGGTACGATAAGCAAATAGATGCTCTAAAATTTGATGAATTTAAGGACTCACACCTTGTTAGTAACAATTAAACCTCATACAGCGTTTAAAAATATGTTCTCTGAGACAGAATATCAAGCTGACTTAAAAAGTTATCTTGATATTTTTCCGTATATTGCGTCAATTCATCCTAAATTTCATTCTTATATAAAAAGAATTGAAGCTAACGAGGTGGATGAGAATTATTCATTTTTAGATAAAGATTTAAATATTATTAGAAATGATGAAATCTTCATTAAAAAACTTAAAGAAGATGAGGTAATACATATTGTTCCTGCTGTTTTTGGTGGAGGCGGCAAAAGAGGTTTATTACCTGTGCTAGCGATTGCTGGTTTAGGTATTGCTACAGGCGGATTTGGATTTGGTGCCGCTGCTGGAGGTGCCGGAGCTGGAGCTGGAGCCGGAGCAGGGGCTGGAGCTGGCGGCGGGTTCTTTAGTGGGCTTTCTTCTGCTTTTGCTTCAATGCCTAACTTTTTACAAACCATGACTGTAAATTTGGCTTTAGCAGCTGTAACGTCTCTTTTTACTACCCGTCAGAAACCCCGTGAAACAGACCAACAAACACGAGAAAACTCTATGTTTGGATCCTTAACCAACTCTACAGAGCCAGGTACTCCTATTGCTTTACATTATGGAATGGTACGAGTAGGCGGCCAACTAGTAAGCGGGTATATTGAAACAGAAGAACATGAAAAGGATGATATCGTAAAAGTTAGCGATATGTTTAGTAATGACGCATAGAAGATATATTAAACAACAAGATATTCTAATTCCTCAAATATCTGGCGCAAAAGGCGGTAAAGGCGGCGGTGGTGGAAGCACGTTCTCTGAAGATCCCAATTCATTATTCTCAACAGATGTATTATTTATTACAGCGGCATTAGGTGAGGGTCCTGTATATAGAATTAATCCTAATGGCCCTCAAGATATTGAAATTAATGATAGTGCTATTGACGACTTGATCAATCTTGATGGTGATGGTCAAGAAAATAGCGATCTATTTAAAACCCTGGCTAGAACAGGAACTACAACTCAAACACCACTTCCTGTGTTCGGTGAGACTACCATAACTCCTCAGTCACTAGCTTCTCCTGTTACTCTTAAAAAAGGAAACGTAGCAGGTATTCCTGAATCTAAAATTTCACTTCAAGATACTTCTAATAATGACTGGGACTCTATTAAATTTGCTTTTATTATTAATGGATTGTATAAACAAAGTGATCAAGGTAAGTATGTAGCACACACAATCGATATTAAAATTGAGATTTTTGATAATCTAGGTGTAACATCTATAAAGACAGTTAACAAAACTATTACTGGTAAAACTAATACAGCTTTTAGATTTACAATTAAAGTAGATATTCCAGATGAATATAAAAGCGCAGATGGGTATAAGTTTACCATTACCAAAACTAATGATGAGAATGACGACTCAAGATTTACTTCTAATATTCAATTTGTAGGTTGGGAAGAGGTTAAGAACGACCCACAAGCCTATCCTAGAACAGCTCATATAGGTTATGCTATTAAAGCTGCTAATGAGCATAATTCAGGTATTCCAACTTTTACTTCTCTAGTAAAAGGACTGTTAATTAAAGTCCCGTCCAACTACAATCAACCAATTTTAGAAAATGGAGAGATTGATTGGCGAGAGTTAGAAGTTGCTGATTCAGGCGATAATGGCTACCCAACAAAAGGTTATAGACAACAATTTTCGGGAACTGGAACAGTTTTAACAGCTTCTAATCCAGAAATTTACGTGGGTACTTGGGATGGCTCTTTTGTATATTCTTGGTCACAGAATCCAGTATGGATTATTTATGATATTCTTACAAATAAAACATATGGTTTAGGAATTAACGAAGAAAATATTGATAAATATAAATTCTATCAAATAGCTCAATACTGTGATGCGTGTGACTCTGAAACTGGTCAGTACCAAGGTGTTGAATCTATTTCAGATGGGTCATTTAGACATAAGCCTCGTGGAACTTTTACTGCTATTAGAGAAACGCTTAGAGGATTAGCTCAAGGAACTTCTATCAAACAACGGCGCTTTATTTTAGATGTAACGATTTCTGATCAACAACCCGCTATGGATTTATTAAACTCTCTCTGTTCAACTTTTAGAGGAGTTTTGGTATATTCATTTGGTAAAATCTCATTGGCTGTTGATATGCCAGATCAATACCCTTTAATGGTATTCAACGAAACTAACATTAAGAAGAGCTCTTTTCAAATTAGTGGCGGTAAAGAGAGTGATATCTTAACAGGCGTAGATGTAAGTTATATAGAACCTTCAAATCATTTTAAAAGAGAGATAGTAAGAGTAGACGGTGAGTTTTCTAATGATGGAGTTGATAGAAGCGTAATTGAAAATATAGCTGAGTTAGACTTACCAGGAGTTACAAGGCGTAGTCAAGCTCTACGGTTTGCTCAGTATCAAATAGCTGCTTCAAAATATTTAAGACGTGTTGTTTCTTTTACAACTAGTACAGATGCTCTTTCTTTAGCACCTGGAGATCTAATCTCTGTTTCCCAAAACCTAACTGGTGTCGATTATGGGTATGGGGGAAAAATCGCAAACAATTCAGCAGTTTCAGGAGACTCAAATGTTACACTTGAACATTTTACCTTTCCAGCTTTAAGTGCTTCTGTATTTACTGCTAATACTTATCCTGTAGCTTTGAGAGTTGTTAAATTAGACTCAGACAGAATTGATATGTATATCTTATCTAACACTTCCTACGATTTTATCGGCACTGATAATGTGTCTGTAGGAAGTGATCTAGTTACAGTAAAAGCAATTCAAAGATATAATCCTATTACTCAATCGTTAGACAGTATAACTTCTTTTGATTCAAATAACGC